TCCGGTGCGCCGTGATCTGCTCGAGCACGTCGCGCGGGTTGGCGCCGCGCTTGCGCATGACCTCGACCTCGCTGGCGAAGCCGGCCTCGACGAGCGCTTGCCAGGCCAACGCCTCCTTGAGCGGATCAATCCAGGGCATCGACTGGCCGACAAAGAGCGCGTCGTCGGCGGTCTCGGGATCGACGTCGGGCGGCATCGGCACTACGCCTGAAAGGCGAGCAGCAAGCACGAAGTCGTTCCAGGTGGGCTGCACGAACTGGCCCACAAATTCGTCGCACAGCACCGCGTAGTGGATCCACTGCTCCACCAGCTCCTGTCGCTGGGACGAATAGGTGCCACTGTAGTCGCGGGCGATGCTCGAGTAGCTGCCCCCCAGGCCGGCCGCGACGGCGCGCAGCTGGCCCTGCCTGAAGGTGACCAGGTTGGGGTTCGGGCGGTTGGAGTCGATCATGCCGATCTCCTCGCCCACGCCCAGGTTGTCGATGATCATGCCGGGCGAGAAGTGCAGCTCGCGCGCGTTTCCGTTCCCACCGTCCGGGCCGTCAGGGTACTGCTCGGGCGAACCCTTCTTGACGTACGCGGTCAGGGATGCGGCGACCTTGGCCGCAATGCGTTCGGACTCCTCGTAGTCCTTGATATCCTCCAGGCGACCGATGACGCTGGCGAACTCCGACACGCCCCGCATCTGACCGATGCGGTCGAGCGAGGCGATGTGGTGCATGCGCCCTGCCTCGATGCGCTTGAGCTCGTAGCTGCCCTTCGTCCAGCTCTCGCCGCCCGGAAAGGCCTTATACGCCCAGTAGCCGGTCGGCTTGCCCCAAGTGTTGCGTTCGATCCCCTGCTGAATGCCGCGCGCCGGGTCGTGGTAGTCGAACGGGATCAGGTCGGGCTCGATTAGCTCGAGCGAGTACGGCACCTTGGTGCCGTGGTCCAGAAGCGGCACGGCGCCGATGAGACGCTGTGAGAAGCACTCCCCGTCGCGCAGCCAGGTCTTCGCCACCAGGCGCTGTACCTTGCTCCAGTGGTGCCGCTGCGTGACCTCGGGAGTTTGTGCCCAGTTGCGGTAAGCCGTACGCAGCGCGGCCGCGTACTCGACGTGGATGGAGCCATCGCGGCGGCGCGGCTGCGGCTCGATACCGATGCCGCTCGGGCCGACCACATTGTTGACCAGGGTACGCAGCGCACCGCGGGCAATGTCGTGGTTCGCCTCGAGGTGACGGGCCAGCCCGCGCAGCCCGACCGCGCCCATCTGTGATCCTGCATTCGGCGAGCCGTTGGCCTTCTTCCCCTTGCGCAAGCGCGAAGGTTTGGCGGCCTCATAGTGGCTCAGCACGCTGCGTGCGGCGAGGCGCCGGGCGCCGGCGACGGGGGAGAAGAACGCGATCGCCCGGTCAACGAAGTTGAGCTCGACCTTCGTGTCGGCCTTGATCATCAGCGGTCTCCGAAGCTGGCGACCGAGAAGGACATGCCGCCGATCGAGGGGCGGCAGCTGGCCGTGCGGGACTGCTGAGAGACCCTTACCTCCCACTCGCGCCGGCCCGCACGGATTTCTTGGAGATTTTCCATGGACATCGAACGTCCCTGAAAGGTGATGGTCTTGCCGGCCAGGACGGCCAGCTCGGCCTTCATGTATTCGGCCACCATGGTTTCTGCTGTAGTCATTGGACGCTCCATATTCTGAGCGGCCAACACTACGTTTTGCACCGTCCCATTTCTAGGGAGAAATGAGACAACCTCCGCCCGCAGCCCAGAAGGATTACTGCTTAGTCTCAACGTTGCAGTGGGTGTGACTTTCGGTGACAATGTATCTGCCGGTCCTGTTGTGTCCGGCGTGCGTAGATAGGAAGCAACCTCCAATCTTAAAAAATTGGAGGAATATGCAGCAAAAGCAACAAAAGCATGAACGGTCGGCTCGCACCCGAAATATTGTTAAATATTTCAAGGAGCATGCTCTCATCAACGGTTATCTCTACTTCGAATTGATTGGATCGCTAACGGAACAAAACGACTCAGACCCCCAAGCACTATTGACCAAGCTCGTCATAACGACGATCTGTCAAATAGCCGTCAAATGCTTTAAGTCTCCTCTTGGGAGTAACGATGACCACAAGAAAAAATAACGTAATCTAAACCTATCCCGCACTCTGGAGGTTCACCCTCTCACCTGAGGAATGCGTGCAGGACGCAGGCCTAACAGGTAACACAACTTGGGCACCACAACAATCATGGCGCAACAACTAGAACTGTTCGATGACATGTCGCTGGCAGCCGAATTTGCCGATGCGCCCGAGTACGGGCATGAGGCCATTCGGATGCTGGAGGCTATGTGGGACGAAGCTACGTTGTTGATTCGTAGAAAGAAGCTTGATGAAATTTTCATCAGCTCTAAGTACGTACACTTGAGCCTCACCGAGGCTACGCTGAAGCTTTTCAAGGGATTTGCTGTCGAACCAGCACGAGTGAACGCTTTGGTTATTGCACTGTCGAAGGCGCGGGCCCGCCCGTCTCGAAGTGAAGCTATTGGTTTAAGCCCGAAACAACGCCTGAAACGAAGGAGCGGCCACCAAGCGCGTGAGCCGCCGCTGCGCGAACGTTCAATCTGGCCTCGTGGCAGTGGCTAGGTTCGCTACCACGTCACGCATCGCTGACGCAGCGTAGCGCTCTTTTTTATCAGACAATGCTCCTCCCAGTGTGACCACGTCTGCTACAACCACCACCGGTGTTGCCACTACCACTCCACAGTGGCCTTGACCAAAGATTTTAAAGTCCCAAACATCTTTCCCTCCTAAGGTTGCCGCTCACAACGCCGAGCGGCTGGCGTGAACATCAGTCGCCTTTTATGAATCTGTAAAACTGCGAGCGGCTGATGTTGTACTCGAGCATCAGCTCTTTCCTGTTGCGACCGTTGTACTTGGCCTTGACCTCTAAGGCTCGCGTTTCAGGATCGACGCTTTGCTTTTTTACGTAAACCTCCTGCCCACCCCACTGCGCGCGGATGATCGTGTCAATCGAGCGCTGCATCTCCGGCGTGAATATGGCGTAGCCGAGCGTGGCGCTTACCAGGCCGACCAGCGCGCCCACAATATCTTGTTCAGTTTGCATTAGTTAAATCCCCTACTGGACCATTCGTCGGACGTGAATCGGCTGCCCACGTTCCTGTTCTGAGCCGGCGCCGGCGCAGTGGCCGGTGCTGGCGGTTTCTGTTTTGGTGCTGGCGATTCCGGCTTTACCGGCTCGGGAGCAACTGGAGCTGGCTGGCTGAAGAGGTCGCCAATCGCTGGCTGGACTTCGGCCTCAAGGGCGTCCCACCACTTCGCCGGCTTCTTGGCCAGCTCGAGGTGAGTTTCGAGCCAGACCGCGTAGACCGTGCAATCCCACGCTTCAACGCGCTTGCGCAGCGCCGTCCAGCGCGATTCTTTTCCACCGGCGGTAGCCCGCTCAACCCGAGCCTCGCCAGCCATTTGCGCGTAATACTCATCCGTCGACTCCTTCGAGAAATGCATGTAGCCGGGTCCCGGCTTCGTGATCTGCAGGCGGCCGTAGATCAGGTCCTTGGCCAGGTTGGTACCGACCTGCCACAGGAACAGGCCACGCTTTTTCGTCTTGCCGCGCCAGTCGATGTCGACTCTCGAGACGCCGTCCTTGATGTGCTTCTCCCGACCTGAGCGGCCTTTGACCGCGAAGATCTTCCGGCCCAGTGCTGCATGCTTGGCCACGAAGGCATAGACCGCCTGGGTGTGGTGGCCACCGGTGTCGATCGCCGAGGCGAAGATCTGCAGCTGCTTGCCGCACGCGTGCGGGAACTCGCTGTCGAAGAGGTACTCGGCCACGTCCTCCCACACCTTATCCTCACTCGGATTGCCATAAAAAATCCGGTAGTCGACCTTCCAGGTCTCACACCCGCGCCCGTAGCCGCGCGTTGTGACCTCGACCCGGTTGTCCTGTGTGTCGCAGCCGGCCAGCAGCCGCACGCACCCCATGGGCGCCGTGCCGAGCTTGTAGGGTTCAGCCCGTTCTTTCAGCTGTTCGGCGTCGCTCTTCTCCTGTTCCAGCGCCCACACCTCGCCCAGGGTCGTGTTAGTGAACGCCTTTAGCTTGGTGATGTCGCCGCCCTGGGCTACCTCGTAGGCTTCCAGGAACTCCTCAACCAGCCGCGACCAGGTAACCAGCGGGCTGTACGCCGTCCACACGTGGAAGGCGATGTGCTCGAGCGCCGGGATCTCGTCGCCGGCAGCGTTGCGGAACACGCCGGCGACATCTACCGTGATGCTGCCGTCCTCGTTCTGCCAGCGGCCCTCGTCGGCCACCGCGAGGAACTGGGCCTGGCTGATCAGGCAGCCGTTGTGCGGGCACATGTGCAGTACGGTCTCGGGATCGCCGTCAATCCACCTGAAGCCGTGCTTGTCGTCCTTCTTCCCCCATGACAGCGCGTGGAACTCGCCGCACGACGGGCAAGGGATCGCATACTTGAGACGCACATCGGCGGCCCGGTAGCGGTCATCGATCAGCGAAAAGCCCTGCAGCTTCGGGGTCGATCCGGTGATCATCTTCGGGAAGGTCGCACCTTCCACCCGCTTGGCTGCCAGGACGTCCGGCGAGCCTTCTTTCTCGACGTCGCGATCGAAGGCATCCAGCTCGTCCAGCAGGGCCACGTCGACCGAGATCCGGCGGTACGCGCGAGCGGTTGTTCCGCCGCGCGTGTGCAACAGGCAGCCGAGGAATTTCTTCTGCGCGAGCGTGTTGTCCTTGTGCCTGGACATGTGCGACGGCATCGCCTTGCGCATCACCTTCACGTCGCGCAGCATAGGGTCGAGCTCGGTCTTGACGAACTCGTCGCTGTCGCCATCGGTCGGCTGCCAGAGTGCCTGGTTGCGGCG